TCATCCATCGATCACGATCTCCAGTTCCGGGCCCGGCCCGACAAGGGCCGAAAGTTGGGCGATGCGGGCGGTGACGGGACCGGCAGGGTTGTCGGCCTGCCGGGCACTGTCGGCGTAGAGGAAAGCGGGGGTGGTAGTGACGGCCTCGCGCAGCAGACGTTGACCGTCGAAGAGGCGCAGGCGGTAGCGTTCGGCATCCTCCCCCAGCGGCGGCTCATCGCCGAGCCAGCGATCGGCGTCGAGACGGCTGCGCCGGACCCAGCGAAGCTCGACACCGCCGGGCACAGGGGTGGCCGCGCCATGCGCCGGTGCAAAGGGGCGCAGACCGATGCCGCTCGGCGTCGTGACCAGATGCACAAAGGCCGGGTCGTCGAAGCCCAGCGCCGATGGGCCGATCCGCAGATGCCGCTCGGCGCCGAGGGCGGAGACCGGCAGGGGCAGCGGCGTGACGGCCGCGTCGAGCAGCACGAAGCGGGCACCGGGCGCGATTGGCGTTTCAGCCAGCGCCTCGGTGCCTGCCTGCCCGCGCAGCAGCCCCTCGAGCCGCCAGCGGCCCCGTCCCTCCAGCTGCGCGCCGCTGAACTGCAGCACCTCCCACAGGCCCTGAGCCGCCTCCACCGCTGCGAGGTTGGCACCATCGAGCACGGCGCGCCGGGTTGCCGTGTCGAGCCGCCCGCTCCACAGATCGACGGCCACCGAGCCGCGCCACCAGCGCCCCGGCCTCGCAGGGTGCAGCGGCTCGACCAGCGTGCCGAGCGTGGCCGGCGCCGAGACCTCGCAGAGCCGGGCGTAGCCATCGTCCTCGGGTGCCGCATAGACGGCCAGCGCACCGCGCCACGGCGAGGCATGGACCGCAAGCCGGGGCTGATGGGCGGGGGCGCGGTCGTCGATGGTGGGCAGGTCGAGCACGACTGCAACCGGTGGCGTGGCCGGTGCGGGAGGCATCGCGGCCGGTACATCCGCGGCAATGGCCGGCACCATGGGAAGCGCCGCGACGCGCGTCGCCTCGATCTCGAGAGCGGCGCGCAAGGTGACGCGGTCGATGCGGTAATCGGCATCGCCCTCAGGCAGATGCATCCGCAGCACATCACCCGGCTCCAGCGCGATGGCCGACAGCGGCAGCGTGAAGCTGGCGGTGTCGCGCGCCGCTGCCGCCTCTGCCTGCCAGCGGCGCAGAACGGTGCGGGCCGCGCCGGCGCTGGTGAGCAGCGTGGTCTCGACGGTATCGACCCGATGACCTGTGCCGTCCTGCGTGTCGGCCACGCCAACGCGGTAATCGGCGTCGGCATCGAGGTAGAGCAGGCGCAGAGCGGCCGGGCTCTCCTCCCGCGCTGCACGCGTCAAGGCAGGCGCCGCGCCCTCCTGCGGCGCGACCAGATCGGCGGGCAACACCGTGGCGACCGGTGCCCGGCCCCGCGGCACGAAGCGCAGCACGCCGCCGCTTTCCACGGCATCGAAGCCATGGGCGAGCATCAGCGGTTGCAAGGCCGCGCGGGCGCTCTGTACCACGTCAAGCGCATAGCCCTCGACCAGACCGTGCAGCGCGGCGACATCGACCGCCTCGAGCCCTGCGCTGCGGCAGATCTCGGCCACGGTCTCAGCGAGCCCCGCGGCGCCCACACGCCCTGTCAGCCAGTGGCCTGCGCGATGATTGACCCCGTCGGCCCAGACATCCCGGCGGCGCGGGAAATCCGGCCAGCGTCGGGCATCCCATGTCCAGACATGCGTGGCACCCGTGTCGATCATCGGGCCGCCATAGATGGGAGAGTGCGGGTTGCTCTCGCCATCGTCCCAATAGCCGAGCACGGCCTGGAGAAAACGCCGCTGCCCGTATGCGTCCGGGGCGCCGGTGGAGAAGTATGGCCGCGCGCTTTCCGAGGATTTGGCGTCGAGAAACACGTTGGGCTGGTTTGCCCCGCGGTCGATCGCGGCGCAGCCCAATTCGGTGAACCAGATCGGTTTGGAGCACGGAACCCAGCCGGTCGGCGCGGACGCGCGGACGCCCCCCGGGCGGTCGTGATGCGGCAGGCTCCACCAGTGGCGGAGGTCCTTGTACCGGAACACCCAGGGCTCCGCCGCGGCGCCGTCAGTGATCGGTGTCCGGTTTTGCGCGGCCCGGTCTGCCGCGCTCGCATAGAACCAGTCGAAGCCCTCCCCGCCTTCGATATTGCCACGCAGATAGGCCAGCGCATGGATCGAGTCGGCCTCGGCCGCATCGAGATGCGCGACGCCGTCGCGCCAGTCGGTCAGCGGCATGTAGTTGTCGATGCCGATGAAATCGATCGCCGGGTCGCTCCACAGCGGGTCGAGATGAAAGAATACATCCCCAGAGCCGTCCTGCGGGTGATGCCCGAAATACTCCGACCAGTCCGCCGCGTAACCGAGCCGCGTGCCCGCGCCGAGGATGCTCCGCACATCGCGCGCCATCGTCTTGAGGGCGGCCACGGCGGGATAGCTGTCGGGGCCGGAGCGGATCTGCGTCAGGCTCCGCAATTCCGAGCCGATGCAGAAGGCGTCCACCCCCCCAGCCTGCGCGCAGAGATGTGCATAATGCAGCACCATCCGCCGCAGCGACCATTCGGCGGGGCCACGATAACTTACGCCATCGGCCTCGGGCGTGAAGTCGCCCGGCGCGGCACCGCCGATGAAGCTGGCGACCGCCGCCGCCGCGGCCGATGTCTTGTCCGGGCTGCCGGGCTGGCCGGGCGCGCTGTCGAGCGTGATCCGCCCGCGCCATGGATAGGCCCCCTGCTCCGCGCCGCCATAAGGGTCGGGCAGGCCGTTGCCTGGCGGGATGTCCATCAGGATGAACGGGTAGAAGACGACCCGGTAGCCGCGCGCCTTGAGTTCGCGGATACAGGCGATCACGCTGCGGTCGGCGGGCGTGCCGCCATAGACCGGGCGGCCTTCGGGTGTTCGCCCCACCACGCGCGCCGCATCGCGATCGACGCCCGAGACAGACCAGGCATGCGGCTCGGTGATCTTCTCCGGCTCCTCGACGGCTGGATAGAGGTGACAGTGCCCCGCGCGCAGATCGTCCCCGAACCACGACACCACCAGCAGCACGGAGCGGCAGGCGGGCAGCGCCTCTTCAAGCTGATCGAGCGAGACCAGCAGGTCGGGGCGCGTCTCGATCGTGTTCATGTTCTCCCATACCGTCTCACCAGCAGAGAGGCGGCGCAGAACCGGCTCGCTGTCGAGCGCGAACTCGCCGGAGCCGGGCGACAGCGCGACGGCCTTGACCAGATCGGCCAGCGGCGGGGCGGCTTCAGGCGACGCATCGGGCGCCATGCGCGGCTCGCGAAACACCTCGACCGCAAATTGCGGCACGCGATTGCCCCAGCGGCCCAGCGGCAGATCCTCAAACAGCAGATAGGCCGTCCCGCGAAAGGCGGGGGCGGCATCCTCGCCTTCCAGTGCAGCGATCAGCGGGTCAGGGGCGGCATCCGCCAGGCCGCGATGCAGCCGCAAGGGCAGGCTGTCGAGCGCGACCTCGGTGCCGTCGGCCCAGATGCGGCCGATACGGTCGATCGGGCCGTCGGACAGCGCCAGCGCCAGACTGACGCTGTAGCTGTAGTCCCGCACCGTCGTGCCCGGCGCGGTGCCCTTGCCGCCCTCGTGGCGCGTCGTGACATGCTCACGGAAGCGGCTTGCCCAGATCACCGTGCCCGTCACCCGGGCGCGCCCGAAGACACGGGCGAGCGGCGTGCCCTCCCGGCTGCCTTGCAGCCGCAGGGTCGAGACGCGCCCCGTCTCTACTGCCGCCGAGCCACCGCCGAGCAGATGCTGATCGATGAAACTGCCCGCCACGGCGCCCAGCGCACGCCCCAGCACCGGCGCGGCGAGCCCTGCCACCGAGCCGCCGATAGCCCCGCCGACCGCCGCGCCCGCGGCTCCCAGAACCAGTGTGGCCATCAGCCGATCCTTTCGCGAAAGCGGAATGCGGCGACCAGCCGCCGCCGCCACGGCTCGACCAGCGGGCTCTCGACGACACCGACGCCGCTATAGGCATGGATGACCGTCCAGCCGCCATCGGGGCCGGTGGCGAGAATGCCGAGATGCTTGGCGGGGCTGCTGCGGCGCATGCGGAACAGCAACACGTCGCCTGCTCTGGCATCCTCCACGACAAGCGCATCGAGATGACGGCGCGCAGCCGCCCAGAGCCGCTCCTCGCGCGAGGCCTCCGACCAGTCCGGCGTATAGGGCGGTGGCACCTCGGGCTCGCTGCCATAGAGGGCCCGCCACACGCCTCGGACGAGGCCGAGGCAGTCGGCACCGCTGCCCCAAGAGCTGGCACCATGCAGATAGGGCGTGCCGACCCAGGCCCGCGCGGCGGCCACGGCAGGGTGCGGCGCTTTGCGGATGCCGCTCATGACCGGAGGCCTCCGTCATGCCGGTCCCCGGCGGCGGGCGCGGCGGTCAGCGCCCAATCCTCGCCGGGCATATGGGGAAAGCCGCGAAAGTTCAACATGTTGGCAAACTTGTCGCGACAGGTCCGGGCCTCGCGGTCGCAGCCGGCGATCACGATGCAGGCAGCGCCGGGCGCCGGTGCGTGACCCGGTTGCAGCGCAAGCCATTGCTGGCCTGTCTCGACCCAATGGGCAAGAACCTCCGCCTCGCGCGAGACCGACCGTTCGTCAGACCAGCGGATCCGGCCATGCGCGAACCAGCCGGCCTCGAACCCCTCGAGGCCTTCGACAGCGATGCCCCGCGCGCTGTTTGCGGCGACCGTGCCCGACACGGCGAAGGAGGGCGACTGCAGATCGACGCCGCAGCGCGCATCGCCCAGCGCCGCATCGCACAGCCGTTGGCAAACCCGCCCGACCGGAGCGTTGAGCTGCGCACTAAACCCCAGCAATTCGGCCCGGAAAGCCGCGCCCTCTCGGGTGATCGCGCCGAGATGGCCGCGGGACAGGAGGAGCCGCAGATGCGGCGCCGCCCAGTCCACCATCCACCGCTCGACGATAGCGCCGTCATAAAGCCCAGCCGCGACATCCGCCGCCGTGATGGCCGCGGAATCCAGCGCGCCTTCGATCTCGGTGCTGTCGATGCCAAGGCCAAGCCCGGTTTCCTGCGCGCCACCCGTCACGCCCGTCAGCGCCGCACAGGGCACACCTTCGACCTCGATGTCCTCGTCGTGATCGGTGAAGCCCAGCACCGCGCCATCGCGTCGCGTCAGCAACCAGCAGGTGCACAACGTCGTCACGCCGGCATCGAGCCGCGCCTGCATTTCGGCCTGAATCTCACGCATCAGAGACGGATCTCCACGATCGGAATCGAGGGAATGGCGCCCGCCTCGAAGGCGGCGAGGTTCACCTCGATCCGGTCGGTGTCGAACCGCACCGGCACGTCGAACAGGAAGCCCGCGGTAACGGCCGCCCCAGGCCAGGGCGCCTCGCCGAGCGTCACTACGCCCGTGGCCGCATCGGCCGTGAACCCGTCGGATGGCAGTTCCGCGCCATCGACAGCGACCCGCACGGACCCGCCGACGGGTTTGGCGATGGGCCGAAAATAGCGCTCGCCGCCTGAGGCATAGGGCTTGACCAGCGGAAAGCTGCGCCGGCTGCCATCGCCCACGCCCAGGTCACAATCACCGGGGGCGGGGTCCTGCGACGGGCGGCAGGATTTGTGATCGGCCCAGTCGCGCCACCGAAAGCCGTGCAGCCGCCCGCGGCGGGCCTCGAAAAACGCCAGGGTCTCGTGAATATCGTCGAGGCTACGCAGGCCCAGCCCCGCATCGTAGCGGCGGCGCCCATGCGCCCAGGCCGTCGAGCGGTGCTCGGCACCGCTGGCCAGTGTCACCACCTCGGTCCGCCGCTCGGGGCCGCCGCTCGACCCGAAGGAGAGGGCGACGGGAAAGCGCACTTCGTGAAATCGCATTGGAGATCCTCCCTAGAGCCGGCGGGTCCCGCGGGCGACCGCGCGGGCCAACGCGGCGGCGACCTGCGGGCGGGAGCGGGCAAAGCTCTCCGCATCCGGCGTGGTGACATTCAGCGTCACCTGCATGCCACCGCCGCCGCGCACGCCGAGGCGGCCATCGGCGCCCCGCGCCAGGGGCAGGATCGCCTCCGGCCCCGCCTCGCCCATCACGCCGAGGCCCTCGCGGGACATGAAAGCCGAGGCGCCGTCCACCACACCGCCGCGGGCAAAGGCCCGAACCGAGCCGCCGAGCCCGCTGGCCGCACTGGCGGCAAGCCCCTGCATCGCACCCGTCAGCGCATGCCCTGCATGCTGCCCGATCGCCGTCGTCACCGGGCCCAGCGCATCGCGAAAACCCGTCCGCGCGAGATCCGTCGCAAGACCGCGCAGCACATCGCCGAACTGCGCCCCACCGCGCAGGGCGCTGTCGAAGGCTTGCCGCAGCCCCCCGCCAATGGCCCGCGACAGGTCTCGCGCCGCGCCGTCCACCGCGCGAAGCTCATGCGCCACGCGGTCGAGATCGGCGGCAGTGTCTCGGCTGTCGTCATCGATCATGCCGGATGCTCCTTGTTATCGGGGAAGCGGCCCATCAGTGCCGCCAGCCCCGCCCGGTCCAGCGTCCCGACGGCCGCGCCGCCGGACTGCAGGCCCAGCGCCGCCTGCAACTCACGCGGCGCCAGTGCCCAGAAATCCCCCGGTGCCAGCCGCAGGCGGCCCATGCCCGCCTGCATCAGCGCCTCCCAGGGCAGCGTGCGCATCAGCGTGCCGGCAGCCCGAAGGCCGCAGCCATCAGCGCGATGGCGACCCGCGTCGCCTCCGCCGCGCCACCATCGACAACCATGGCGGCCACTTCGTCGGGGCTGACATCGCGCCCCGTGCCGCGAAACCCGGCGGCCAGGATCGCGATGACATCGCGCATGCGGATGCCGCCGCGCTCGATGCGGTCAGCCAGATCGACGAGCCCCTCGCCGCCCAGCGATGCCTCGAGCGAGGCAAGCGCGCCGAGGCTCAGGCGCAGGGTGTGGATCGAGCCGTCGGCGCGCAGGTCCACTTCGCCGCGATATGGATTGGCCATGGTCACAGCGCCTCGAACGCAATTGCGCCAGCCGATTCGAGGCTGATCTCATAGGTCGCCTCGCCGTCATGCTTGCCGGCATACTCAAGCTCGCCGATCAGGAACGGCCCCCGCAGGATGCCGAAATCGGGGATGACCACTTCACAGCGCGGTGTCGCACCGTCGAAGAAGGCCTGCCGCAGGGTTGAATCGGCAGCCGCATCCCGAAAGACGCCGGCCCCCGAGATCGACACGGCCTGCGTGCCCGCCGCGGCGAGCAACTCGCGCCAGCGGCCCGGCGACTCCACCGATGTCGCCTCCGCGGCGCCGGCACTCAGCGCAATGCGGGTCGCGCGCAGGCCGGCTACCGTCTCGAAACTGCCGCTGGCGCTCTCGATCTTGAGCAGCAGGTCGCGGCCACGCTGTGCTGTCATGGCGTACTCCTCAGGGGCTGGGTGCGTCGTCTTCGACGACGACACGGAATTGAAGGTCGATTTCACGGATGCCGCGACTGCGGTGCCGTCTGGCCCGCGCGGCGAGGAAGGTCGCCAGAACGATCCTGCCTTGTGCCAGAGGGGGGCCCGCCAGCACCGTCTCGCTGACCCTCGCGGCCAACTGCTTCAGGGCCGCGAAGCCGCCCTCAGGCGCCATCAGCGTCACGGTGATGCGGTGCTCGGCCCCGTTCTCTGTCGCCGAGCCCCAGGGCCGCACCTGCTCTTCGCCGATCAGGATCGATGGCCCCTTTGGCGGCGCGGCGCCCGCCTCGATGAAGCCATCCACGATGCGCCCATGCACGGCATTCGCAATGTCGGCATCGGCGCTCAGGGCCGCATAGAGCCCTTGCTGCAGCGGCCAGGAAAACGCCGCAGTCATGATGCGCCGCCTTCGCGGGCCCAGATCCGCAGCAGCGTATCGTCCTCCTCGGCGACACCCAGAATGTCGAACACGCGGTCGTCGAGCCGCAGCCGGTGCGCGGGACCCGGCCACAGAGACGAGTTGCGCGGCACGGCCCGAACCCGGATGCGGTGCGTCACGCTGCTGGCGAGCGCCGCGCCCTCGACCGCCTCACGCGCCGCAACCGGGCTGAGCTCGGCCCAGAGCACCGCGACCCGGTGCCAGACGGTCTCATGCCCCCCGCCACCATCCGCGACCGCTTTGCAGGCCTCGAGCACCATCGGCTGATCGAACTGGGGTAGCGCGGGCATCACAGCCGCACCCTCCGATATCCCTCAAGCAGCGCCAGAGCACCGAACGGCATCTGCACCGCGTCAGGGTCGGCGGCGCCATGGTCGTGCAGCGCCGCACCGATCATCATGACCGCAAGCCGCAGATCCGCCGGCACATCGGTCCAGTTGGCGCCATGACCGGCGGTGAAGCGCACGAACGCCGTGTCCCCTTCGCCGACCGGCGGCAGGCGGCCAGGGGCGGCGACGACCACTGCGGGCATCGCCCGCAGGGTATCGAGCCGGAGCACCTCGCCGGTGAGCCGCACTTCCTCGCCCGAGGCGGCGCGCACGCCGACAGCCTCGATGGCACTCACCGGCGCAATTGGCAGCACGACTCTGTCCGCCGATGGCCACGCCGCGAGGCGGAGTTCAAATGGCCGGGCGAGAAAAGCCCGCTGCGTGCGCGCCTCGGCGAGCGTCATCGCAGCCTCGACGAACCGCTCGAGGCGCCTGGCGCCCTCCGGTTCCTCGGCATAGGCCACCGGCAGCCGGAGTTGGCTGGCAAGCTCGCCAACCTGCTCAGGCCGCACGGCAGGCGGAGAGAAATCGATCAGCATGGGCTGTCGCTCCTGATGGGCGGGACTCGGGAAGAATGGGGGGCCTGAGTGGGAGACGAGCCTGCCCGGTGGCGGCTCGCCTCGCTTCAGGCCGTCGGCAGCGCGATCAGACGGCGCTCAGCTGCAGCAGGCGGATCGCGGAGAAATCCGTGACCGCACCGCCGACGCGCGTGGTGGCGTAGAACTGCACATGCGGCTTGACCGAATAGGGGTCGCGCAGGATGCGCAGGCCCGGCTTCTCGACGATGGTGTAGCCCGCGCGGAAATTGCCGAACGCAATCGGGGTCAAGCCCGAACCGATGGCCGGCATCTCCTCGTTGATCACGACGGGGTAGCCCATCAGCGTCGTGGGCTGCCCGGCGCAGAGCGTTTCCGCCCAGAGAAAACGGCCATCCACGTCCTTGAACTTGCGCAGATACGCCGCGGTGCCCGAACTCATCACGAAGCTCGCGCCGGCGCGATATTTGGCATCGAGCGCGTAGACCAGATCGATAATGGTATCCGACGGATCGGCCGCATCGAACCCGCCATCGACGCCGCTCGACACCACGCCGATCTGCCCCCACTCAGCCGTCGCAAAGGGCGCAGTCGGATAGGACAGAAGCCCCGTCGGCTGGTCTGGGCCCTTGCCCTTCATGAAAGCGACGTTTTCCGCATGGGCAAAGCGTTCGGCGATCGCTTCGGCCAGCCAGAGCTCGACATCGAAGGCCGAGTCATCGAGCAACCGCTGCGAAGCCCGCGGCATCGCCGAGAGCTCGTGCAGCGGGATCGAGATGCGCTCGAAGGCTTCCGACACGCTCTCCTCGACCGCCGCCATCTCACCGGTCCATTCGGTATCGATCGGGCCGCGATTGACCAGCAGCTCATAGCTTCCTGCCTCCACCTGCACCACCTTGGCGACGGCGCGAAGCGAATGTGCACAGGCCCGAACCTGCTCGACATGCCTCACCGTCTCGGTGTCGAGCAGCATCCCGCCCTCACCGGCTGAGACGGTGCTCAGCATCTTCGTGTCCAGCGCGCGCAGCCCGCTCTCATCGCCGGTGCGAATATAGGCCGCGAGAGCCTTGCGATGCGGCGTGTCGGTCTCGGCGGCATGAGCCAGTGCCGGCCGGCCCGCATCCCGGCGGTCGAGCAGCGCGAGCCGGTCTTCCTGCACCCGCAGCTTGGTCTCGATCCGGCCCTGATAGTCCTGGAAGCCCTTGATGAGCTCCTGCACCGCCGTGCGCGTTTCTTCGATGATCCGGTTTTCGGAAGTATTACGATCTTCGTTCATGGCTTTTTCCAAAATAATGAGAAATAAAATCTTCATTGCTCGGCGGGCTGGCGCGCCGGGTCAGGCAAAGAGCCGCCGCGCCGCGCCGAGGGTGTCGGCAAGATCACGAAACGCCTCCGCTGAAGCGGGCGCCTCCGCTGACGTGACCCGCGCGCCATCGAGCATCGGGAAGGTGACGAGTGAAATCTCCCAGAGCTCGACTTCCAGCAACCGCCGTCCGCCGTCTTCCAGACGGGCGGCACGCACGGTCCGGTACCCGATCGACAGGCCGTCGATCGCACCCACCCGCAACAGGGTCAGCGCCTCGGCCCCGGCCCGAACCTCGGTAATCAGCCGGCCGCTGGCGCGGAGCCCGAGGCCGTCCTCATGCAACTCGTCCCAGACCCCGATGGGCTGTGACGGGTCGTGCTGCCAGAGCAGCTTCACGCGGCCCGGTCCGCGCGCCAGTGATGCGGCAAAGGCACCTTTCGCCACTTCGTCGCCGCTGGCATCGGTGCGGCCGAAAAGGCTTGCATAGCCTTCGAGGCGCCCTTCCGCCGTGGCCGCGCTCGCTTCGATGGGCAGGAACTTGGTCTCGAGCCGGGGGCCGGCTTCGGCAATCAGCGGCATGGCTGAACTCCGTTGGGAATGGTGAACTGGATTCGCCTGTCAGTCGCGCTGATGGCGCGGCGGGAATCCGAGAAGCTGGCGTTTCTCGTCGTCATCGAGAAAGCGCGCAGCAGCGATCCGCGCCCAGCGCGCGTCGCGCTCCGAGGAGAGCGCGGGCACGGCGTCGAGGTCCGGCGTGATGCGCACCGCACCACCCCAGCGCCAGCCAAGCCAGCTGCTCAAAGCCGCGGATGTGCGGCGGACCAGCGGCAGAACCGTCTGCCGCCAGAAGGCCCGGTTCGCCTCCTGATAATTGGCGAAGGTGTTGTCGCCGGGCAGCCCGAGCAGCATCGGCGGCACGCCGAAGGCCAGCGCGATCTCCCGCGCCGCGTCGTTCTTGGTTTCGAGAAACTCCATCTCGCTTGGGGAATACCCCATCGGTTTCCAGTCGAGCCCTCCCTCCAGCAGCATCGGGCGACCGGCATTGCGCGCACCCTGATGGTTGGATTCGAGCTCCTCGACGATGCGGCGATACTGCTCGTCGCTCAGCGTCCCGTGCCCATCAGCGCCGCGATAGATGACCGCCCCCGACGGACGCGCTGCATTGTCGAGCAGCGCCTTGCTCCAGCCCGCCGCCGCATTGTGAACATCGACTGCACTCGCCGCCGCCTCGAGCGGCGACATACCGTAGTGATCGTCAAGGGGGTGGAACGCGCGCAGATGCAGGATCGGCGGCGCGCCCCGGGTCATGTCGAACCGGTGCGACCGTCCCCCGACCCGATACTCGTAGCCTTGCGGCCAGCCGTCGGGCCCTGGGATCACGCGCATCCGGTCTGGCCGCAGGACATGCAGTTCCGTCGGTACATCGCCCTCGCCTGCCACTTCCAGATAGCCATTGCCGGAAAGCTGCAGATGGCCGAACAGGGCTTCGAACAACGCGGCGCGGTCCTGTCCCGGGTTGGGATTGTCGAACAGCGTGATCAGGGGGTGCTCCGCCAGCACCGCTCCGCCCTCGACGAAGCGCAACGGCATCGAGGCACAGGCCTCGGCGATCATGCGGACACAACGAAACCCCACGACATTGCGGCCATAGCCCGAACGAGTCAGCGAGACCGAGTCGCGCGGTGTCCAGGCAGGGTGCCCGAGATTGTGGACCGCCATGAGCGACCCCACGGCCGAAGCCTTTCGTTCGTCGGGTTTCTGTTTGCCAAAGAAACTGACCGGCATCGGAGGCTCTCCGGTTTAAGGGCCTGAAGTGAAATGCTGTGAGGCTGATTGGGTGCCTCGGCGCTGAAACAGCCAGAGGTATAGAAAGCATTCGTCTAAAAATGACTAACAATGCAGACTATTTCGCCCTAATTGGCTGAAGGTCGTGAGCCGCACAGGCCACCACCACCCCAGACACGGCATCGCCGCAGGTGGCGCGAGCGGGCGCCGTCACCGCAGCAGGGCGCAGACTCGCGTTGATCAGGAATACGACGCCACCGCCTTCGCCCGCCCTGCGGATGCTGCCCCGATGATCGGCTCGACGTGACAGTGTTGCGCCAGCGCTCGCCTGCGCGCGCTTAACCGCGCTTTAGTCGGGACGGGTCACGGTCAGCATACTGAAACAGCGCCCGGACCGGTATAAATGGATTGCTTCAGCCGCGGTGGCCGCCTCGCACACAGCTTCTGGCTGTCGACAGGGCTCGTCATCGTCGCGCTGATTGCCGGGGGCGGCGTGGCCCTGCGTGACATCACGCTCCACGCACAGCGCAGCGAGATTGCCCTGACTTTCTCCCATCTCGCCGAAGGGATGGCGCGGCTGGAACTCAGCGTGATCCATGCGATCGAAGAGGGCAGCACCGAAGATCGGCAGCGCATCCGGGCCAACTGGCGCGACGTGCTCTATCACCTCTTGGTGCTGCAGGAGACCGAGCCGGCCGATTCCGAATCGGATGAGGCCAGGGCGCTACATGAGTCGGCCGCGCAGCTCGCGGCGCGGCGCATGGCGGACTGGCACCCCGTCCATCATCATGATCTGCGCGGCCTGACAATGCCGCCAGCCCTAGCGGCGCTCTGGAAGCATGACCGCGGCAATACGTTCATGGAGGAGGTCGTGGCCGAGACGGTCATGACGCTCGAAGCCATCGTCGGCGGCAGCGGCCCGATCACACCGCACGAGCGGCACGCGCTCCTCGTCCTGCGGCAAGACCCGCGCCGGGCGCAGACCATCGATCTGTTGCGCGAAGGCTCCATCCTGCTTGCCATCAGGAATGCGAAGGCGCCGGACACCTCGCGCACCATGGTCGTCGCTCTGGTGTCCGCCGGCACGCTGGCCGCGCTCGGCGCCCTCTTCGGCGTGCTCCTGCCGCTGGCGCGCCGTGTAGAGAGGGATCGGGCCGCGCTCAACCGCGCCCTTGAGGCAGCGACCGCGGCCAGCAAGGCGAAGACGGAGTTCCTGTCCACCGTCAGCCATGAGCTGCGCACGCCCCTCAACGGCGTGCTGGGCATGACGGCGCTGATGGAGCAGACGGAGATGACCCCGCGGCAGCATGTCTGTCTTGAGGCGGTGCGTGCCGGCGCGCTGGCAGTGACGAGCGTGATCGACGACATGCTGGAATACAGCCGGCTCGACCGCGGCACCCTTCGGCTGGAGCGGGCGGCATTCGACCTCGCCGATCTGGGGCGCGACCCTGCTCAAAAGCTGGCAGCTGCCGCGTCCCTGCAGGGGATGGAGCTGCTGTTCCGTATCGACCCTGCCGCGCCACGGGCACTGGTGGGCGACCTGGCAAGACTGAACCACATCATCAGCAACATGCTGTCCAACGCGCTGAAATTTGCCCGCAAGGGCGACGTGCTGGTGCAGATCGCGACCGAACCGCTGACAGCCGGTGCGGTGTTGCTGAAGGTCAGCGTGACCGATGAGGGGCCGGGCATCGCCGCGGGGATGGCGGAGCGCATCTTCGAGTGCTTCGTGCAGGACGATCAGTCAGCAACGCGAGGTCGCGGCGGCGTGGGCCTCGGGCTTGCCATCTGCCACACCCTGATCGGGATGATGGGCGGCCATATCGGCGTCCACAACAACCCCGCGGGCCGAGGGGCCGAGTTCTGGTTCGCGGTGTCGCTCTCGATCGCTTGCAGTGAGCCGATCTACACGCCGCAGCCGGCGCTGAGCGGTCGGCGGATCGCTGTGATCTGCGCCCGCCGACTGCGATGCGGGAGCCTTGAAGACGCGCTGCGCGGCTGGGGGGCCGAGCCGATCATGGCGCCGGATACCGGCACTCTTTGGGCCGACCCCACAGCAAAGCCCCCCGATGCGATCATCATCGACCATCTGCCGCCGGGGCATGACGCAATGGAGGCACTGGAGCAGCTTGCCGATCTGTGGCCCAGGACGGGCGTCATCGTGATGAGCGGCACTGACGGGGCCTTCGATCATCCGCGCTGCACCGTGCTGCGCAAGCCGGTGGCACCGCCGGTGATGCTCGAGACGCTGCGGATCACGGTCGGGCGGCAGGAAGCGGAGCGTCTGCTGGCCGAGGCGAGCGAAACCGAACCGGGTGCCGAGCAGGCGCGGGCTTGACAGACGCCAGCGTGGCGCGCGCATGCGGACACGAGTCAATGAATTGAGTGCCGAACCCGAAACGGCGTTTCGCAGCAGCCGCTGACCTATCGACGGAAAGGAGGCCTCATCAGGTCTGGTCGACCGGCGCGCCGCCTCGCAAGCGGCGCGCCGGCATGCGTCACACCCGCTCGATGGCCAGCGCGATGCCCTGCCCGCCACCGATGCACATGGTGACGAGGCCGAGACGGCCGCCCGTGCGCTCCAGCTCCGCGAGGCACTTCAGCACCAGCACGGCACCCGTGGCGCCGATCGGGTGGCCCAGCGCGATGGCCCCGCCATTGGGGTTCACCTTGGCGGGGTCGAGGCCGAGGCCCTTGTTGACCGCGCAGGCCTGCGCGGCAAACGCCTCGTTGCTCTCGATCACGTCGAACTGGTCGGCGGTGAGGCCGGTGCGCTTCAGCAGGTTCGTCACCGCAGGCACCGGGCCGATGCCCATGATGTCGGGGCGCACCCCGGCATGGGCATAGCCAACGATCCGGGCCCGAGGCTTCAGCCCGGCACGGTCCGCCGCCGCGGCGGTGGCCAGCACGATGGCCGCGGCGCCGTCATTGATGCCCGAGGCGTTGCCCGCGGTCACCGAGCCTTCCTTGCGGAAGGCGGGGCGCAGACCGGCGAGGCTTTCCGCGGTGGTCTTGGGCTTGGGGTGCTCGTCGGTGTCGAAAAGCACCGTGTCGCGGCGTACCTTCACCTCGATGGGCGCGATCTGGTCCTTGAAGTGCCCCGCCGCGATGGCCGCGGCGGTGCGCTGCTGGCTCTCCAGCGCAAAGGCATCCTGCGCGGCGCGGTCGATGCCATTCTCGGCGGCGACGTTCTCGGCGGTCACCCCCATATGGATGCCCGCGAACGGGTCCGACAGCGCGCCGATCATCATGTCGAGCATGACGGCATCGCCCATCTTCTGCCCCGCACGCGCCGCCTGAAAGGCGTGCGGACTGCGCGACATCGCCTCCGCACCGCCGGCGACCGCGAACTCCGCGTCGCCGAGCATCAGATACTGCGAGGCGGAGACGACGGCTTGCGCGCCCGAACCGCAGAGGCGGTTGAGCGTCAGCGCCGGGGTCTCGACCGGGATGCCAGCATCGACTGCGGCGACGCGAGAGAGATACATGTCGCGCGGCTCGGTGTTGATGACATGGCCGAACACGACATGGCCCACCTGCCCCGGCTCGACGCCCGCGCGCTCCATCGCGTGGCGCACCACATGCGCCGCGGTCGCCGTGGGCGGCGTGCCCGCCAGCGACCCTCCGAACGTGCCGATCGGGGTCCGCGCCCCGCCGAGAATCACGACCTCCTGCGCCAT